AATCTGTTGGGGTGTGCTTTGAATTGTACCGATAGCTGATTTAGAGTTTATAGATTCATCAGTATCAATATGCGTTATTGTTGTTGTTAAATACTGAATGTTATCTTCAAAGTTTAGAGTGTAATGCAAAGATAATTTATTTTTGTAAAGTGCATCCTTACAAGATTTAAAAATATCTTCTAGTGTAGAATAAGTATGAACACCATTTTGTGTTTTAAAAAAATTATTCTTTCCACTTTTTTCTAAAGTATTGAAGTTTTGTTTGGCGTTCTCTAACGCCTCTAGTAGTTTTGACATATTAGACCTCCTGTCTTAGTCATCTGATAATATACTATGACCCCTATTAGTCATGCATTTATTTACCATTCGTTTATAGTCGTATTCCCACTTATCTGGAAACCAAAGAAGTGAGGGTCGCACATACCAGTTATAGACAGCTTTACTAGCCTCAATAACATTTGATGTATTTTCTTTAGCGATTGCTCGGCAAGTTTGCAAATCATCATTAAAGCGATAAGCAACTTTCTCACCTTGATTACCCCTGCTATCATTTATCGGAGTGTAAGTGCAAGATACTATTAGCAACATACTCACTAATAACTTTAACATCTATTTCCTCCTGTTTAAATCTGCATAAGGGATAATGCTTATATCCATAATTAATATACAACTTAGCTATTAATGGGATAAATGATTTTAGTTCTGGTTTCATTGGGTATATCCTCCTGTTCGTCTACATATCCTTGAATTACACATTCAGGACATTGATTAACATGATTATCTTCATCAATGTAATAATCATTTCCTAAACATATTTTGCATACATCTTCTTTCATTACTTACTCCTGTTCTTTAATAGTTCATTGACGCACAAATCTAAAAAATCTCGGTCAGATATTTTGTAATCGCCTTTTAGTTTTTTAAACTTGTTTTTTGTATCTTCAAAACAAGCAATAGTAGTTAGTTTCCTATCATTACGTTTAGAAAAATTAACTTTAAGTATGTTATCTATATTCATTATTTACCTCCTTTCTAAATTTATTTAATTCATTGTGAAATTTGTTTGGAACTAATGGTGTAGATGTTCCTAAGTCAGCTAAATCTAAATCAAATCTATCTTGTAATTTACCATTAATAACAGATGCTTCTTTTCTTTCATCTTTATCCCAATTCCATTTAATTAATCTTAAATTAAATTCACCAAAAGATTTTCTAGTTTCCCAATCTATTTCTGAAAGTTCATTATAATAAAAAACTTCGTTATTAGGTTCTTGATAAACTATCTGCCATTCATATTCGTAATTAGACATAATAATAATCCTCCTTACCAAAATTTTTAGATGATTTTATTTTATGCTTTCTTATAAAAGACCAAGTTGAAATACCATTTACAATTTTATTTTTCTTATAAACAATATAATCATCTTTATTAATAGTCTTTAATGAAACAAATACTTTATCACCCAGAGATATAGAATCACCTTTTGGAATTGTTTTTAATTTTTGTATTGCTTCATTTATTATTTCTATTTTACTCACTATTTCCTCCTTTCCCATATTAAATAAAACTCGTGTATTAACCATAAGAACCCTGCAATCATTCCTATGTGTGCGAATGTAGTTAGTGCTAAATTAATCATTATTGTACCTCCTGTGAGGAACTGCCCTTAGGCAGTCCCCTTTTCAAAATCTTTTACCCAAACATCAACAATAGTATTTTTTAGTTCAAGCATAAATTTTAACTGTTCTTTGTCTTGAAATAATTCTGGTTTGTGTGTTGCTAATGCGATTAAATCAACAATGTTTAGTTCGTTTTTCATTTTTGTTTCTCCTGTGTTTTTGTTCATATCTATTTTATAATTTATTTATAACTATTTGTCAAATCTTTTTATAACTTTTTTTATAATTATTTGGTGATTGAATTTTTAAGAGAAAGTATTAGATTTTAGCTAGTGTTTTTAGTTTAAAACATTTTCTTTTAACACTATTCCTCCTGTGTGGGGTGATTTTAACAGTCACCCCACTATAACCTCACAAAAAGATTAAATGCCTACTGTAAGTGCCTTAAAAAGGGTTTTTTGGGTATAATTATGGGTACTTCCCACCTTAGTTCTCGTTCAATAGTAGACTTAATGATAGAATGTCCAGAACCTGCACAATCTTGACCCCACATGGTCGTAAGGGAGTAAGCTATTTCATTTTCTTCTAGGAGTTTGCCTACTACCTTCATAATGTTATTTTCTGGATTTAAGTCAGCTAAGATTTCTTTGTATTCTTGCCAAGAGTTGGTGGATGATGAATGGTCGTAAAATTCTAAGTAGAGTATTGTTTCAGTTTTTTTTTTCACTATAATAATCCTAACAAACGAAAGGAAAAGTTTGTGTATATAATTAAAGGCAAGGTGTTAATCATCTTGCCTTTTTTAATTTACCTATTCTCAACTTGGGTTTCTTAATGGGTATTTTACCGAAAGTTAATTTTTTAAATGTTCTACCTTTACTACCGATTATTCTAGGTTTGATTAAAACTGATAGGGTGGCGGTGGTGGTAATCATTAGTGCATTAAGTTATGTCCACAATAGACAACTACTAACACAACAATTAACTTCCATAGATTAGACCAAGTCCAATAAGGGTCTGCCCAATCAAGGAGTGCTTCTATAGGTTTCCAAATAAGTTTTTTCATTTGCTTATACCTTTCTGTTTCTCATACGTTCTGAGTGTAGCCATGCCTAAAAGGCTCATGACCAATGGCATTAAAACACCCATATCTAAAGTTGGCAATGGTAAAGTTTCAACTTCAAATACTGCAAGGAAAAACATAATAAATTGTTTTAAAACAAATTCCCAAAAGATTGCTAAGGCACAACTGAATCCTATGAGGGGTCTCCAAATTCTTTGTAATAGTCCACCTAAACCTGTAGCAGTAGATTTAGCATCAGCAAGGTTTATATCTGTCTGTGCTTTGTTTAATGCGTTATCTAATTCTTTGAGTTTTATTTTTGCTTGTGCTTTTTCTTCTTCTGAAGTGTGAAGTTCATCAACTATCTTTCCAACACTATCTACTAAACCGCCACCTAATAATTTACTAAGCATTTATCTCACCCATCTTATCTGATAAATTTTTTGCTCTTGCAGGAACTTGTCTTGCCCACTTACTATCAAGCATTTCAGATTTCGCTAATGAGAAATTATTTTCTTTTAAAGCGGCTTGGAACTTTCTAAAACCTGATAATCTTGGATAGCCTAATTGAAATGAAAGTTCTACGACTATTTCAAATGCTTCTTCTGGAATACTATCTTCATCAATAAATTTTTTTGCATCTTTAATAGCTACTTCAAGGTCACTATCTAATATTTTCATAACCTCATCCATAGTAAGTTCTTTTTCTAGTAGATATTCTTCTTCAGGTAGTTTTATCAAATGTCCTACCGCAGTGGTCATGGCGGAAGCACCTAAAATGGGGTCGGCATAGGCTTTGTAGCGGATGCCTTCATGAGCAATAACGCTCTCTCTTAATCTATTAATATCCATTCTTCTTTTTAACCTTTGGTAGTAATTCTGTCAAAATCTTACTGATGTCTTGTTGTAAGACGTTCAAATAACCTATGTGCATATCTATGCTATTTCTTTCTGTTATTTCGTCTTTTTCTTCATTCGTCATTGTTAGTCGTATTTCTTTTCCTACTTTAATTATTCTCATTCTGCCTCCTTAATCTAATACTTCATTGAGAATGGTTGTTATTATATTATCACCTTCATAACTAATCAATTCACACATCTTATTTTCATAAACATATAACAAATTGACATTAAGGCGTTTTTGTTCGTCTGATAATACCCTGCGGATAGTAGAACCCATCCTAGCACCGCTCATTCTAATACTAGCGGTTTTAACATCTACTAAAAGAATTTCCCCTGTATCTGGTTTGATGGCTACTAAATCTACTGCGGATTGAACTGATTTTTTGGTATAAACAAAATATCCTGCTTTGGTTAAATAATATTCAGCAATAAGTTCGGATGCTACACCTTTTTGCTGTTTCTCATCCATTTAAAATTTTTTAATAAGTAGTTGGAGTAATATCAATACAGGATAAAAAATATTTACGAATATTTTGTTCATCTAACATAGACTTTAATTGTATTCCTTGATTTTTGCAATCCTCTACAGATTGATGTTGTTCGTTTACACTGACACATTCACCATTAAGACAAAACCACCCTAATAGGAATATAATTTTAGACATTAAAGAAGTAAGTCTTTAACAAGCATAAATAATTGACTAAAAACACCTACAGCAACAGTATAACCAACAATTTTTATATTACGGATATCAGCTTCAATATGCTTGAGGTGGTTTGTTTTGATAACTTGGATATCCTTTTGTATTAAGGCTATCTCTTTATCAAGTTTATTTATTTTATCCGTTTGTGATGCCATTTAAATTACTGTTTAACTTTACCTGAGCCTGTTTGTCAAATGTTTCTGCTATCTCAATATCTTTAGCATATTTTTCTTTATATTCAGCTTTTGCTCTTTGCTTTCTTGCAACATCATCCATAGTCATTCCAGATATTTCTCTGTGTAAAGCTTGATTTTTTTCTGCCCAATTATCTAATCTTTCAAGGTAGAGTTGTTCCCTAATCTTAGCTTCTTTGACTTCTTCCCTTGCTTCTCTTAATTCTTTTTTTGCTTTCTTTAGTTGTTCTTGTAGTTCTTCTTGTGTTGCCATTTATTTTACTCCTGATAATGGGTTGTTTAATGCTTTTCTTATCTTATCATCTATTTCTTTTTCTAAAATCTTAAAATCAGTAGATATTTCTCTTTCATTCGCTTTTACTCTATCTTCAATATCATTAACTACTTTATCTATGGCTCTTATATCGGTTTTCATAGTCTTAATATCATCTCGTAAGTCATTCTTTAATGAAGTGGCTACATCATTAACCAAACTAACTTCTTCTAATACCATTGAAACTTCTGATTTAAGAACTGCAATCTGTTCATCAATATGGCTTAAATCTGGTGCAGTATATCCTTCTATCTTGGCTTTCATATCAAGGTAGTCATCATAGAATTTGTATCCTGTCCAACCACCGCCAATAATTGCACCCATTAAAGATAAGATAATAAAGAACTTACCACCTTTAAACTTCATTCCTTGATATTCTACTTCCATTGTAAATCTACCAATTCATTGTGTCCTAAATCATTATTCATAAACAAATTATACATCAAAATATTATTATCAATTATTTCACCATCTGGCAAAGTTCTATTGTCAAAAAATCCTTGTATCTGTGGTAGCTGAGGTTGGTCAAAGAAACTTTTACTATCAGCTAATACCTGCATGACGATTAAAGTCTTTGTTTGATTGTTGGCATCATATTTACCCTTATCACCCATTTTCTTGACTATCTTGTTGGCTTTTTCTTGTTTGGTTTCTTTTACTTCTTCTTTGGGTTCTTCTTTTGTTTCTTCAACAGGCTCATCTACAGGCTCGTCAACCTTTACAACTTCAACTTCTTCTACAGTTTCTTCTACAATTTCTTCTACGACTTCTTCCATTTCAACTTCTATGATTTCTTCCATAGGTGCTTCTTCTATTTTTATTTCTTCAATAACAGGTGCTTCTATTTCTGCTTCAATAGTTTCATAAGATATTTCCATTGGCTCAGCTTCTATAGGCTCAAACATAATAAAATCATCTTGTTTAGATACATCATTGAATTTAAATACATCTTCAGCGACATCAATTAATTCTGGTTGGTCTAGG